CAAGTGGCCCAGATCTTTCTGGTAGAACTTCTAGTAATGCACAATACTTCCAAGTTCAATTAATTGAAAGTGCTGTATCTACATTTAATATTTCTTATACTGGATCTCTAGCAGGATGTTGGGTATGTATGCCTGATAACTCAACTTGGAATACATCATTGTCTAACACAAATGGTTGGGCAGATATGTTTAATGAGTATGCTGGTTCTGGTGTTCCAAGAAATGCTGATCCAGGATGTGCTTATGGTGGTGTGATGGATACTAATGGAGGAACATTTACTTGTACATTTGGTACTGAATCATCTTCTAATGATAGTAATAATCGAATTTTGATTAGATTTAAATTGACTTCTGGACAGTCAATTTCTGCATTATCATTTACATCTACATAAGAAAGGAGAGGCAATTTAAGTGGGATATCCAACTCAACAACAAAAGGTAGATTATCTATTCAAGAAGATAGGATTTAGTGCATCTAAGACAGGTGTTGCTGAAGATCAAACTTCTGGGTTTAGTGGTGATACTAAAAAGGCTCCACCAAATGAAGCAATACCTTCTCCGTTAGTTGTTCCTGCTAGTAGTCTTTGGGCAGATACTTCTTATATACCAGCAACTCCACCAACTTCTAGTGATGGATATGTAGGAGTATATAAGACAACAAGTTCTTTCCGAATGACTGTAGATACTACAGTTTCAAATAATAGAACGTTTATTGCAAGAGATACATGGGGTAATCCTGCGTCAGCAATTAAGGGAGATTGGATAGATACTCAATTTGGTGCAGATTATATTATTAAAGTTTATAAAGGTGATCCTTCAACTAGTGCTGCAACTAAAATCTTATCTGCAGCAGGTACTAGCGGTAAGGATGATGTATGGTTCTTTGATTATTCATCAGGTGTTCTTAACTTTAATGGTGAAGATCTGAATGGACAGTTAGCAGGAATAACAACAAGTAACATTTATATTGTAGGTTATCGTTATCTTGGTACTAAGGGAGTACAACCACCAGGTGGTATTGGTACATTCCATAATCTTTATGTTTCTGGTATATCTACATTTGTTGGTGCTATAGATGCTAATGGATCACTAGATGTTGATGGTCGTTCTGAATTAGATAATGTTAATATTGCTGAGACATTGAATGTTGTTGGTATTACTACATTTAAAGATAAAGTACATCTCTTAGATAACGATGTATTGAATCTTGGTGGTGCTGTAGGTGAGACTGGTGATCTATTAATTTTTGCGAATGGAACCACTAATTCGATTGATGCAAGAAATGCCCCTTTAGCAATTAGAAATAATGTTAGTAATACTGGTGGTGGTTATACTCATAATATAAAAATTCAAGCAAAAACTGGAGAAAATGGTGCAATATTTAATCCAGAAGGTTCAGTAGATCTCTTTTATGATGATGTACTTCGCTTACAGACTTCTGGAATCGGTGTAACAGTATTCGGACAATTAGATACAACAACTTTAAATGTATCTGGTGTATCAACATTCACTGGTAATATAGATGCCAACGCTGATATAGAACTAGCAGGTAACTTAGCAGTTACTGGTATTTCAACATTCACTGGAGCAATAGATGCTAATGGATCACTAGATGTAGATGGTAGAGCAGAATTAGATAATGTTTATATCGCAGAAACATTAAATGTTGTTGGTGTATCAACATTCACTGGTAACATTGATGCCAATGGAGATTTAGATGTAGACGGACGTTCTGAGTTAGACAATGTTAATATTGCTGAGACATTAAATGTCGTTGGTGTTTCTACATTTAATGAGGATGTAAAGTTTATTGGTGCTACATCAGGTAGAGATATAACTTGGGATAAGTCTATTAGTAGATTACATATTGCAGATAATGCTGATTTAGCTTTTGGTGATGGAAATGATTTAATAATCAATCATACTGGTAGCCACTCCTTTATACAAGATGCTGGATCGGGTAATTTAAATATTTTATCTAATTCTCTGTACTTACAAAATACTCCAGGTAATGAAGTATATCTTAGAGCTCTTGCAAATAATCAAGTTGATTTATACCATAATAATAATATAAAATTAACCACTACTAGCACAGGAATTAATGTAACTGGTGACATTGTTGGTTCTGGTTCAACAGCATATAGCACAGGTTTAATAGTTGGTAAGCAAGGAGCAGAATTTCAAGGTGTTGTAACAGCATCAAGTTTTCATGGTAGTGGTGCAGATTTAACTGATGTTATTTCTGGTGTAGGTATTGGAACTGCTGGTGGTGTTGTAGGATATGCTGCTACTATCATTCACTTTAAAGGAGCAGGTGTTACCACTGCATACTATAGTTCTGCTACTGGAATAGGAACAATTAATTTCCATAGTGCAACTACTGGTGGTGGCGGTGCTAATGTAACTGTTAGTGATACTCCTCCAGGATCTCCAAGTGCTGGTGACTTATGGTGGGAAAGTGATATTGGTGAGTTAAAGATATACTACAGTGATGGTGATAGTGCACAGTGGGTAGATGCTAGTGGTGCAGATTCATTAGTTCAGATAGGAACTAGTGCTCCTACTGGTGCTGTATCAGGTGATCTCTGGTTCAATAGTGAAACTGGTGACTTCATGGTTTACTATACAGATGCTAATTCATCTGCATGGGTTTCTGTTAATGCTGTTAATTCAAATACTAAGTGGATAACAAATGCTACTGGTATTCATACCACAGGTAATGTTGGAATAGGAACTACCACAGCTACAGATCCTTTGACTGTTGTTGGTGCTGCTGATATTGATGGACGTTTAATTGTATCTGGTATTACTACATTCGGAAGTCATGTATATCATGGTGATAATGATAGAGATATTTACGGTGATGGTTCAGATCTTCAGATATTTCATAATGCACTTGACTCTCACATCGATAATAATACAGGTAATTTAGTACTTCGTACTAATGTAACTTCTGATGTTGGTGGTAATATTAAGTTAATGCCAAAGTCAAATGAGAATGGAATCATCATTACACATGATGCGTCTGTAGAATTATATGAAAATAATGTAAAAAGATTAGAAACTACTAGTACGGGAGTCTCAATAACAGGAAATAATGTTGTAAGTGGAAATCTAACTGCAGTTGATGGAACCCTTAGTGGTGATCTTGATGTAGATGGACATACAAACTTAGACAATGTAAGTATTGCTGGAGTAACAACTTTTGCTAATACTGCTAGGTTTAGTGGTGATGTTAATATTGTTGGTACATTAACTTATGAAGATGTAAAGAATGTAGATGCTATTGGTGTTGTAACAGCAAGAGCAGGTATAAACTTAACTGGTGGTAATATAACTCTTGGTGATAGTGGTGGTACGACTGATGATCGTATCGTGTTGGGAGCTGGTTCAGATTTATCTTTATATCATGGAGGAACAGCGAGTTATCTTTCTCATAATGGTACAGGCAATCTTTATATAGATTCTGATACTGTTGCACTTAGGAAGCAGAATCAACAAAAATATCTTTTAGGTCAATATGGAGTTACTTATCTATACCATAGTGGAAATCAAAAATTTAATACGATGGATAGTGGTGTCAATGTGACTGGCATCACAAGTACTACTCACTTAAATGTAACTGGTGTATCTACATTGAGTGGTCAAACAACGATTGCACATACAGGTTATCCACAGTTAATTCTAAAAGATTCTGACTCAAATAGTCCTAATGATACAAATGGTATTTCTCTAAGATCAGCAAATAATACAGAATATGGATTTATTGGAAATGAATCAAATGGTGGGCATTCACTTCACATAAAGACTGTAAATACAGTCAATCCAATAAGGTTAAAGGTTAATAATACAACACGACTTGAAGTTGGAAATAGTGGTTGTTATGTAACAGGTGTTTTTGATGTTGCATCAGGAGGAACCACTAATTTACGTGGAGATGTTTATATTCCAGATAAATTAATTCATATAGGAGATTCTGATACATCTATTAGATTCCCTGCTAATGATACAATTCAATTTGAAACTGGTGGTGGTATAAGAGCACAAATTGGATCTGGTAGTGATTATATTCTTCGTCTTAATAATACTAATAGTACAAAAAGATTTTCTGTAAAAGAGACAACTACATCAAGTGGTGTTTATTATAATGCACATATTACTGGAGGAAGTCATCTTGCTAATTATGCTGTTGGAATAGGTTTTGATCCAGAAGGATATGCAGCAAGAACTAAAATAGGTATTGTTGCTGAAGGAACAGGTGCAGGTTGGTCAAGAGGTAAATTACATTTCTTATTAGATAATGTTTCTGATGGTGGTGAAGCAACACTATCAGAATCACGAATGACTATCACTGATGGTGGAAACGTCGGTATTAATGAAAATAGCCCCCAAGATCTTTTACATATAGGTGGATCATCAACTGATTTAAGATTTACTGCAAATCAAATTAAGTTTTATAGAGATTCAGATGCTTCATATATTGATCAATATGGAACAGGTAGTCTAGTATTCAGAACGACTCCAAGTGGATCTCAGTTAGAAAGACTTCGCATCGCATCAGATGGTAAAGTTCTTATAGGAACAACTAATGTACCATCAAATAAAAATACTGTTACCCCATCTTTAAATGTTTCAGGTAGTGGAGTATTAGGTGCTGCACAAATAACTCGTCATACAAGTGTAGGTGCTGGTGGTGCATTGCTACATCTTGCTGGAACAAGGGGTAGTGATGTTAATAGTTATACAATTTTACAAGATGGTGACGGCATCGGCACTGTCGCTTTTAACGCTGCGGACGGAAACGAGTTTGTTGTAGCGGCTGAAATTTCAGCCCAAGTCGATGGTACACCTGGCGATAATGATATGCCTGGTAGGTTGTTATTTAAAACAACTGCTGATGGTGCAAGTTCACCAACAGAAAGACTTCGCATCACATCAGCTGGTAAAGTTGGTATAAACACAACCAATCCTGGAGCAAAATTAAGTATATGGGCAGATGATAGTGATACAGATACAGATGTATTTCAGATAAGAGGAAAAACTGGTGCATTTAACATAAGAGTAAATGATGCAGATGCTTCTAATCCAGAGTGGGCAATAAGAACTTATTCTCAAGAACCTATAGTGTTCATGCAGGGAACTACAGAAAAACTTCGCATCGACTCAAGTGGAAACATATGTGGTGCTAGTGGTATAATAAATTTAAAAAATCCTAGTGGTAGTGGTGATGTTTTTGTTAATATGCTTGGAACTAGTGGAGATGCAAGATTAGATTTAGAGAGTACTGGAAATGGAAATTATAGTGGTATAGATTTTGTAAGAGAAAGATCATCTGGTACTGGTGTAGTTGGTGGTGCTATCTTTATGAAGTCTGATACTTCAAATAATCTGGCACATTTATACATTCAGGCACAATCTGCAAGTGCTCAATCACCTGTAACAAGTGCATTAGCTGCTAATAATGGTGTTCGGTTGTTATTGGAAGGTGGTAGTGGAAAATTTGGAATTTCAACTGGAGATACTGAAAGATTTCTCCTTACAGCATCAGGTGGATGTCATATAGGTCTTCCAGCTACAACAAACTCTTGGGATACACATGCAATTTCTCTGACTACTAACTCAGCAACTTTTGCATGTCCAGGTACACTAACACTATTTGGAGGAACTGGATATGGTACTGCAAATATGGCAGGTGCAGGATTACGTTTTGTTGGATATTACGATTCTTCTAATTTTACAACCTTTGCTCATGTAGCAGGTGTTAAAGAAAATACAACCAGTGGTAATTATGCTGGAGCATTAACCTTCCATACAAGAGCAAATGGAGGACTTGGTGCAGAAAGACTTCGCATCACATCAACTGGTAAAGTTGGTATTAATGAAGCATCAAATATAAATGGAAGATTGCATGTTCAGCACGATGCTGTTGCTGAAAATATTTTATATGCGACAAGATATAATGATCAAGGAAATGATAAACCAATACTAGCAATTACTGAAGCATCGATGAGTACAATGACTGGTACTGGTCTTATAATTGGTAATCATAATAGACATATTCATATTGGCCCAGTTTTTGATGATAGTGCTGCTGTAACTACTGCTAGTGGAAAAGGAATACGCATCGACGCAGATGGTAGGGTATTAGTTTCTGATGATATTGGTAGCACTATACCAAACCAATTCCCTGCTGATAATAGACAGTTGATGGTTTATACATCAACAAATGGACAACCTATTGGTAATACTGCTTGTGCAAGAGTATTAATTGCAACTGATGCAAAACAAACTGGAGCACAAGGTTATCATGGTTCTATAGACTTTGGTTCTTCTGACGCTACTGCTGCGAGTGGTGCAGCTGAATTTAATTGGAGAACTGCTGCTATTATGTGTCGTGGTGATGGTGATACCAGTCCATCAATTGCAGATGGTGATTTACAATTCTGGACTAAATCAGCAAGTGGTACTATGACTCATCGTTTTGATATTGCACCTAATGGTGATTTAACAGCCACAGATACAAATGGTATCGGTAATCTCTCTGATCAAAGATTAAAAACAAACATACAAGATTTCACGTATGATTTGAATAAGTTTAAACAATTAAAGACAAAAACATTTGATTGGATAAATCCAGAATTTCATCGGGAGGGTAATCAAAGAGGTTTTCTTGCTCAAGAGATAGAGACAGTAGATCCTTATTGGAATTATCAATTTGAGGTTTCTAAAGAGACTGCCAAGAAAGATTATGATCTTTTATCTGATGGTGATGAAAACTATACCATAATAGATCATCGACCAGGAAAAGCATCTAAATTAAATGGTAAAGATGCGATGTATGTTTCTGTTATACAACAGTTAATGTCTAAAATTGAAACTCTTGAAGCAAAGGTTGCTGCACTTGAGTCTTGATAAATTTATGTTATAATAGATACTAAATAATTTTTTAACCCTTTATAAGAAATGAATTTCGCAGTTTATACTAAGGAAGGATGCCCATATTGTGAGAAAGTAAAAGAAGTACTACAGTTGACAGAAAGTAAGTTTGTGGTGTATAATCTAGATGAACACTTTGATAAAGATTCATTTTATGGTGAATTTGGTCAAGGATCCACTTTTCCACAAGTGGTTGTTGATGGTAAAAAATTAGGAGGATGTGTTGATACAGTCCAATTCCTTAAAGAAAACAAAATCGTCTGATAAGGGTATAAATAAACCAGATTATAATATTAATCGTGGATTTGAATTAATACTCACTGGAGGTAAGAAAAAATCTAAACCATCACATCTTAGTATAATTAACCTCGGAGGACGAAGTATGTTAGCAATCAGTTTAGTATTTGGTTCATTTTTGACATTAATGTTTCTCCTGATAGGTATCATAGGTGGATGGGTCGCCAGAGACTATATGATGAACTATAGAGAAATACCAAGACCTCATCCAGAAATGTTTGATGAAATGGGTAATCTAGTTCCTGATGAAATTGTAGCATTCCGATTTGAAAACAATTATGACAACGACGAAGAAGACGACGACTAGAAAAAAGGCAGCATCGTCTACAACTAAAAAAGTAGTAGCAAAGAAACCAAGAGTAATTGCTGATAAGATTCCAGAATTGCCAACAAATCCTTTTGTGTTTGAAGTTCTTGATGCTGCTTCAAAGCAGAGAAGTAAAGCAAATAAAGTAAAAGTTCTTCAAAAGTATTCTCATCCATCACTTAAAGCAGTGATGATATGGAATTTTGATGAAACTGTTATTTCTCTTTTACCACCAGGTGAAGTTCCTTATGCTACTAATCTAGAAGACGAGACAGCAACTGGAACATTGTCTGAGAAGATAAATGATGCAGTATCTAAGATGAGTGAACTTAGAACCACTTCTCTTGGATCTCAGGATCAAGGTAAGGCAAGTATTAGAAAAGAATTTACTAAGTTTTATAATTTTATAAAAGGTGGTAATGATGCATTAAGTTCTCTTCGTAGAGAAACAATGTTTATTCAAATGTTGGAG